TCATATACTTTATTAATAAGATCAGCCAATTCATCACCAGTCTTGCCTTCAACTTTAGCAGCAATTTTAGTTACGATAGATGGAAGTTCTTCTTCTTCACCTTCTGGCATTTCAGATTCTTCGTCATCGCCTTCTTCTTTAACTATTGCTGGAAGACCTGCAAGCTTTCTAAATAAATCCATGTCTTCATTTAATTTAATTGCAGTTTTTTTAGTTTTAGCTTTTGTTTCTGTAAGTCCAGCTAATTGACGTAAACGTTTGTTATCCATTATTCTTCTTCCTCAGGAGTTGGTTCTTCTTTTGTTTTGCATGATGCTTTACCATCCTTAACAGCTTTGTCATAAAGCGATTGCACAACTGCTACTAGCTCTTCACCAGTTAAGCCTTCTGCATCTTTAGCTGCTTTCATAACTGCTTCTGGGTATGCAGGTTTTTCTTCTGCATTGTCAGTTGGATCTTCATCCTTTTCATCTACGATTTCTGCATTGGGAGTAGTAGCTGGTGCTGGTGAAGCTTGAGGAGTAGGATTAACAGTTGAACGTTCTGGTTCTGGTGCATGTGTCTGCGTTGGTTGAACAGCTGGTGTACCAGACGATGTAGATGGTACAGCTGGAAGACCAGCAATACGTCTAAATTCATCACCCATTGATATAGTTGCAGGTGGAGATTGATGAGTAGCTAAGTTAGTCATCGCGTAATTTTCTCTAACTGTTGGGAGTCCAGCTAGTTGACGTACTCTATTTTTGTCCATTTTAAGCGGCCTCTGTTAAGTGATTGTATAATTCTTCAAGTGCTTCAACAGCTGCTTTTACTTTTGCTGAAACTGCTTCTGATTGTGTTTCATAACTTGCTGCTTCATGATCACCATCTGTGTCATCGTCTGCATTTGAATTTTTTGGATGAGTAAAATTTTCATCAGTGACTTGCATGTATGAAACCCAGTCATGTGATTCTAATTTAGAATGAGCTTTATTTAAAAGCTTTTCTAATGCATTGAATTCTGTTTCAAATTCTTCTGATGACCAGAGTTGTCTATTACTAAAGGATTCCGTTACAGCTTTTGCTTCCGTTGGCTGAGCAACAAAATAGTCACCAATCTTTAAATCCCACTGATCATTATTAATCTTTGCATCATTCTTAGCTTTTTTCATTGTGCTATATTTCAATGCATTTTTAATACTCTTAGTAGGATTTTCGTCATCAGCGACATAATACCCTTTGAACTTGTCATTCTTATCCATCAGAGCAACAACGAAATCACCCTCATTATGTGCAGCTTCTTTAAGTGTTAATAGTTCTTTTAAAAGATCCATGATTATTTTCCAGTAAGAGATTTAATAAATTTCTTAACTTCTGCTTCGAAGAATTTCTGAGCTTTAGGATCATGAACAACTGCTTCAGCAAGAGTAATAATCTTAGTGTGCTCTAACGATTCGCGAACAACGTCAGGATAGCAGCCTGGACCAGAAGGTTGAGCAACGATATCTAAAGTAACGAATGCGAAGTCTTCTACTACACCTTCAGAAGTAACGTTACCAGTACCACGTGAAGATACACCGAGCTTTACACCACCATTAATTAACTGTTGTACAATATTACCAGAAGGTGTATTCAAAATTTTGCATTTACCTACAGCATTATCACCATCCATCCAAGCTTCAGTAATAATGTGAGATACATTCTTAAGATCGATCGAAAGATTGTCTGGGTGATTTAATTCACCAAGAATAAATTGTTGCTCTTTAGCTTTTTCAGAAATAAATGCAACTGCACGTTCAATTTCTGATTTAGGGTAAATACGCTGATTAAGATTTTTCTGTTCTGCAGTCATAATTCTACCAGCAAGATACAAATTCTTTTCTGCGTCTCGTGATTCCATTAAAGCTGCTTCTGCTGGATTAAATCTTTCGATTAGTAACTGTTTTTGCATCTAATTCTCCTGTTTCATAGATGAGACTATTTATTGCGCCAAAGGCAACTATAAACATATTTATAGTTGCCTGTATATTGCTGTTACTTTATGTAGTGCTGAAGTCTGGTTCGTCTGCTGGAGCAGGTTCTTCCTTAGCTGGTGGTTCTTCCTTAGCTGGTTTTTCTTCTGGCATCGGTTCTTCTTCTGGCATCGGTTCTTCTGGAATTTCAACCTCAACTTCTTTACGATTTTCATAAACAGCAGGATCATAAATCTGTTGAAGCTGATCAACTGCTAATTGATCTTCAATATGTCGTTCTTGTTTAAGAAGAGCTTCATTCATTTGAATATCATCTTCAGTAAGACCTAAGTAACGCTTCATAATAAATCTACGAGATAAGTATTTAACTCCCTCAACAGCATTAAATGTATTAATTAGATCAGCATCTAAAGCTGCTTGCTTATAGATAGCAAAGTTCTGAGGTTCTGGCAGTTTAAGTTTAAAAATATCTGTATCGATATTGATACCAGTTACCTTCAGATAAATTTTAAACTGTTGATCAAAGATACCTTCAACTGAAGATTGTAAACGTTGAATATAATTAGCAAATCGTTGCTCTTCTACATATGCAATACCAACCTTACCATCATTATATACTCCACCACCAGTCTCTTGGCCTTTCATATATGAAGTAGGAACACGAAGAGCTCGGAATACTTTATTCATAAAGTAATCTAACTCAGGAATCTCCCATGATGCTCCACCTGGAAGTGTGTCAACTCTTGAACCTCGCCCAGCAGCAGTTGTTGGAAAGAAATAATCTTCTTGAATTGATTCTGGATTATAGACTGAATCTGTTTGATTTGCATTGCCAGTATTAGGAGCGCGCTTCTGACGGATATCATTTTTGATCTGTTCAATATGCTGCTTAACACGCTGAGGTGGCATATTACCAACGTCAATATAAAACACTCGACGTTCAGGAGCTCTAACAATTCTATAAATGATCGCAGAATTTTCCAACATTACTAATTTTTGATAGTCATTAAATGCTGACTGCAAAATAGACAAACCGAATGGAGCTGAATCACCCATTTCATTTGACAGAGTAAAGTGAATTATAGCTTCGACTGGAGAAATTTCAACTGAATCTTGCTTACCGGCATTTGCAGTTAACTGACTAGCAAAGCTAGAAGGGCGAATATGATAAGCCACTGTTTCTCCATCCGCACCGACTTCAATTCCTATAACTCGTGTGGGATCAACATACTCCCACTTTTTGGTATCAGATGTCTTTCTAAAAAAGCAGTCACCATATTTTACAAGTGTTCTAGAAATATTAAATGCTTTAGTATGAAGAGAATGGAATGTTGTCCAATGTCTTAATGCCGATCTAATAGTTGTTGCTGTTGTATCTTCAATATCTTGATTTTCTTCTGTCTGATAATCAATAATGAATGGTAATCCCGTTCGTTTATCTGCAGTTGAAATTTCTTCTGCAACGATATCTAGCGCTCTAGAAATATCTCCACTATCCATACCATCATATTGCTTATAGCGCTGAAGTCTTGCGCCAGCTCCCTTAAGAAGACTTGAAAACCATGATGTAGAGGAATATGCTGCATGTCCGGCTGCATTTAAGTTTTGCCCATCATCCAACATCTGAGATGGAGGTTTGGCATACGAAGATTTTCTAGTTGCGGGAGTAACTATTCTCCAGTAATTTGTCCAATGTGTCATGCGTTCTTATTCTCCGGTTACAAATGTGCGCTGATTAGCGATAGGTTGAAATATTGATGAAGAACTAGTATTAGTTCTTAATCCATCAACAGATATTTTGGTTAATAGATCAACTGTCTGTGATAGGGAAGCAGCTATCAGCATTAATTGTTCTTTAGCAGATAAATCTGAAACATCTAACGTCTTTTTATCAGTTAAAGCAGATGCACCATCATTTGATGGTGCTAAAGCAGCTACGTCGTTAGTCTTATTATTTACAACCGCATTAGTTAAATTATCGCCAGGTTGAACAACACTAGGCATAGATGAAGCAGCAAGACTAACAGCAGGAACGGCTGCCAGGGCAGCCTGTTGGGCGAAGGTTCCAGCCTGTTGGGCGAAGGTTGTTGCTTGTTGGGCGGCCGAATCAGCAGCCATCTTTTCAGACATACTTAATGGTGGAGCAGACATAGGAGTAACAATAGGAGCAGGATTATCTATCTTATCTTGTTTATTGATTGCCTGAGATTGCGCGATTTCGGAAGCTGATTTAGCTGCATCGCTATCCGATATAGTCGACTTGTCTTCTTCTTTCTTACTGTCTTCTTCTTTCTTACTGCCTTCACTTAATTTTTCACCTACTATCTCACCAATAAATTTACCTGCAGAAGCACCTATCATCATACCTATGGGACCGCCAAATGCGCCGATAGCTGTGCCTATTATAGAACCTACTGCACCACCTTTGGCACCACCCTTAATTTTCTGCGCGTCTTCGTGAGTAATCTCGCCAGATTTTTCCCTGTCATTAGCATCGGAGATTGTACTATAGGCACCATACGCGGTCAAGCCCAGGCCCAGGGCACCCAAACCCGCACCTAACGGAGTCTTTAGCGATGACATGGACTTTGCAAAATTTCCTGCTAATTTTCCCTGTACTGTACCACCGCCTGTTAGCGGCCGGGAAGGAACAGTAGATCCAGGAGGAACAGTTGGAGAAGCGTTTACGCCGGGCGTTAAACCGCCTAATCCGAATAATCCCTCAGCAGCACTGGCAACTCCACCAAGAACTTTACCGCCAACACCAGCTATTGCACCACCAACACCACCCCGTGCTGCTAAACCCCCAAGAGCATTTTGGATCATCCCACCCTTACCAAATGTAGATACTAGTGAGCTAAGTATTCCAGCTTTTCCAGTTAATGCTAATCCAGTAGCTCTTGCTTGCAGGGCTAAAGATAAAAGCGAAACTGTAGTTGCAACTGCTGCTCCAGGCAAAGCTGAACCTAATACTGAAGTAATTGAGTTGACAACATTTCCAACTGTTGCAGCCATAGATGAACCGTGCGCAGCCTTTGCCTGCTGCGCATTCTTTTCTGTATTACCAACATTTCCAGCCTTCGCATTTACACCTAAATCAGATACTTCTGTTGACGCTAAGTGTGCGCCAGCTGCCCCACCAATATTGGTTGCATCAAAGAATCCCTGTTCTGTAAAAGATGCACTTTGTCCAGCTTCAGCTCTACGTTTTGCGAATTCAGGGGCAATTACTTTATTATATCTATCTTTATCTTCGGCAGACATAGCATTAGGATTAAGAATCTGTTTATATCCAATGTTCACATCATCTGCACTCATCCCCATGTGACCAGCTTGCATTCTAAAATTGGCCGCTGCGTCAATGCGCTCATCCAATTTATCTTTTCGGCCTGCCTCTTGAAGCTTAATTAAGTCGTTTGCTGCT